GAGATAAAACGTGAGTATAGCTTGGATATTGACACTACTAGGGCAGCCGAAGGTGGAGAAGTGTCTGCAAAGCTTTCTTATAGTGGATGGTTACGAAAACAACCTAAAGCAGTGCAGGATAAAGTGCTAGGAGCAGAAAGAGCTAAACTATTCCGTTCAGGAAAAATGACCCTTGATAGATTCGTAGATAACACAGGAGAAGTCTACACACTAAAAGACTTAACTGAAGCTGATAGCATTTCTTAAAATAATATGATATAATAACCGCAACTATCTAGGAGATGGTTAATATTTATGTGAGGGATTCACTATGCTAAAATTTGAAATCGAAAATCTTGACTCAGTAGATGAAGGATTTAGAGACTTGTATGAAGAAAATGACGGTGTTTTTCGCCTAAAGGTCGAGGGAATTGACCCAGCAGACGAATTAAAGAACGCACTTAAAAAAGAGCGTGAATCTTCGAAAGAAGCGGCTAATAAGTTAAGAGAACTTGAGAAGTTAAAAGCCGATGCGGAAAACAAAGCATTGGAAGAGCAAGGTAAGTATAAAGAACTTTCCGAGCGTGAACGACAAGAGCGACTAGATACCCAGCAAAAACTGGATGAACTTACTAGACGTATCGCAGAAGGCAAGCGTGATACATTAGTGCGAGATTTAGCATCTACCATGACAAATGATACGACTGAACAAAAAATCATCTCTAGGTTTGCACTCGATTATATTTCGATCGAGGGTGACGAGGCGACATTCTCGAAAGACATTAAGGAAATCGAGAGCGAGTTAAGTCAGTTTGTGTCCAATAAGTCAAACGGTTCTAATGATGGCGGTAACAATCAAGGCGGTGGTGCGAACAAGCCAATGTCTTTCAAAGAGAGACAGAAAGCTTTAGTAGCTGAATAATTTATCTTATAAAAAAGGAAACAAGCAATGAACATTCTTGAAATGCAGAAGTTAGCTGATGCCCGTGGTGATTCTTTCGCTGCAATGGTAGCTTCTAACTTTATGGAAAATGAAGCGTTTTTCGGTGCAATGGAATACGTTGAGTTCGGTGGCTCTATGTCATACGGATGGAACGAAGAAAAAACACTACCTAGCGCAGGTTCTCGTGCAATTAACTCTGACTATACTGAAAACAATGGTGAGTCTAAGCAAATGCAAGAGGCACTTAAGGCTTATGGTGGGCTAATCGGTGTTGACCGTATGGCAGCACAACAGTACGGCAATGAAGTGGTAATGGCAAAACAAGAGGCACAGATCAAAGCTGTACGTCTTAAAATCATGAACGACTTCTTTAACGGTGACAGCTCAAGCGATTCTACTGCTATGGACGGGCTTAAGTCTATCCTGCCAACTACAACTGCTGGACGTGTTGACCGTGGTTACGTTGTTGCAAACGGTGGCGCTGCTCTATCTCGTAAAAAACTAGATGAAGCACTTGCAAACACTGACATTGACGCTGGTGCTGTAATCTTTGCAGACAAGCAAGTCCCTTACCTTATTAATCAATACGGTGAAAGCCTTGTAACATTCGACAAGAACGAATTCGGTGCTCCTGTAGCTCGCTATGGAGATATTCCAATTATCCCAGTTGACAGAAACAATCTTAACGCAAAGATTCTTGGATTTACAGAGGCAGGAAGCACATCATCTCTATTTGTTGCAAACGTAGGTATTGATAAAGTTGCTATGTTGTCCGGTGCTGGTGGTATTACAGCTTCTCCAACAGAGCAAAGTGGTTCTAAAAATAAATATCAAGTTGATTGGTTGACTTCAGTAATGGTTCAAGGTGATTTTAACCTTACTCGTCTTGCTGGATTCACTAATACATCTATGATCGCATAAAAGGGGTAAAATATGGCAAATGGACGATTTAACAGACCTGTTGATTCTGATTTAAAATTCATGGCTTCTGCTACACTAACACCAGGTGGTGCTGGTGCAACAGCGGATGCTACAGGTGTCAATATCACTTCGGTTTCGGGTGGTGATGAGAACATTGATGTAGTGTATAACGTATCTGCTGCGGCTGGTACAATTGATGCAACAAACTACATCACAGTAGAGCTTCAATGTAGTGCGGACGATTCTACATACTATGCTGTTCAAGGTACTACTGCAAAAGTAACAGAGACAGGAACTATTGTTGGTTCTTTTAACTCTCGTGAACTTGCTGATCTTGTGGCTGATGCTGATTACTTTCGTGTAACCGCTACTCAAACTGGTACGACTGCAACGGCTGTAACGTTAGAAGCTTATCTGACTCCAGGCAAGTAACATGAAGTTTCCAGTTACAGTAGTCAAAGGCACAGAGGAAGCACAGGTATTACATACCATTGACCTTAAAGGCTGGCTTGACGCTGGCTGGGAAGTCAAAGGGGCCAAGAAAAAAGCTGGTCGTCCTCCTAAAGACGAAAAGTCTAAAAAGAAAGACGAAGATAAAGACAGCTTTCTTGGTTTATAGAGTATCCTTACGGGTACTTTATTAAGCTAAGGAGATAAATATGTCATATTACAGAGACTTAGAAGATGATATAGTAAGGGGTCAAATTGCAGGGTCAAAGCCTTTCGGCTCATATGGCAAAATGATTACTGCTGGTGCTGTAGCAAATAAAGTAGTATGGCCTAACGGTGTTTGGGCTATTCCCCCTCAAACAGGTATAAGTGCAGAAATAGTAAGTAGTAGCGCAGAAGATGATAAAGACGCTGGTACTGGGATAAGATCGGTAGAAGTACATTATATAAATACAAACTATGAAGAGAAATCGGTAGTTGTTTTCTTAGAGGGACTTACCCCTGCTCCATTAACAGGTATTAGTGATTTAGTGTTTGTTCAATGTATGCACATGATTACATACGGAAGCACACAGGCAGCAGTAGGGAATATAACACTTAGAGAGGTAGGACAGACGCAGGCATATTCATATATACCGGCTGGTGATAATAGATGCTCATCTTCTGCTAGGATGGTTCCTTCTGGGATGAGATTAATAATCAGACAGTGTTTCGGGGCAAGCACAAGCGGAACGGCAGCGTCAGGTACAAATATAATGATTTGTGCGACAAGATTTGAAGAGCATGATTTTTTATCAGACGGTGTTTTAATTCCGTACTTTAATATGGGGTTTCAAGACAACTCATTCGGTCTTGAACTTCAGCCACCTTTAGCATTCCCAGAAAAAACAGTTATCGCAATGGTAGCTACTTCAGATAAGGCAGCTACAATATCAGCGGCTTGGAATGGATTTTTAGAGACTATTCCAACTAATGCAACTTAAGGAAAATAAATGGCTACAATAACCGTAGGTACTAATTCATATGTAACAGAGGCAGAACTAACAACCTTTGCAACAGATAGAGGCATAACAATCACAGGCGATACAGCCATACTACTAATCAAAGCTATGGACTATATAGAAACACGCAATTTTATCGGAGAAAAGACTTTATCAACTCAAGACCTTCAATGGCCTAGAGAAGTGTGTACAGGTGTCTTTAACTGCACTATTGACAATACTATTGTACCTACTGACATTAAATCTGCTCAAATGACAGCAGCTTTGATTATAGATGGAGGTGACGAAGTACAGCCTGCTATTGACAGAACAGTAAAAAGAGAGAAAGTAGATGTGCTTGAAGTTGAATACATGGATAGCTCATTGGCAACTAAACAACACACGAAGCTTAATGACTTCCTAAGACCATACTTACATAACCAACTTAAGGCGATGAGAGTATGAGTTACGATTACTCAAACGTACAAGCCACTGCCATAAGCCTTATAAATAAGTTTGGCAGGACTATTACACACCGAACTACAACATCAAGCGGAGATGAGTTCGACCCAGTAATAGTTAATAATGACACAAGCATTACAGCGGTTATGATAGGGTACGAAGCCAAAGAGATAGACGGAACGCTAATAAAGACAAACGATAAGATGATACTGACCTATACAAGTATAAACACTAAAGATGAGATTTTAGATGGTGCTATCAAATATGAAGTCGTAAACGTAAACGAAGTAAAACCAGGCGATACTCCGCTAATATATAAAGTGCAGATAAGATCATGAGCTTCAAGACTGACTTAGAAAGATATGCAAAAAAACTAAATATGTCTTTAGATGAAGCTGCTACAAGTATATGCTCTCAGGTCGTCAAGTCAGTGGTACAAAAAACACCGGTTGACAAAGGTGGTGCTAAGGGTAATTGGGTGGCGACACTTAACAAACCTTTTAACAGTATCGTAAGGACTACAGATGTTAGCGGAAGCATCACAATACGCAAAGGGCTAATAGTAGCGAAAAGAGCGAGTGGAAATATATTTTATCTAACTAATAATCTGCAATATATAAGAAAGCTTGAGTATGGCGGTTATAGTAACGGGCCTAAAATAGTAGGAGGGTTTTCTACTCAAGCCCCTAGAGGTATGGTTAGAATAACTATGCAAGAATTAAAAATGAACTTAAAGAGGTTTAGATGAAGCAGGATGAACTATTAAAAGCCGTTTACACTTATATGGAAACTATAATCGGGATACCTGATATAAATTATCCTAATATTGAATATGACCCGCCTTTAGGAGACCATCTAAACATATTTGTAATGAATGCCACCCCTGATACTATTGGAATATCACGTATTTCATGGTATTCAGGCTTTATTCAAGTGGATGCAGTCGTAGAGCATGGCAAAGGTGAAGTAAAAGCTGCTGCAATAGCTCAAGATGTTATAGATTCGTTTCCTATTGGCACGATATTGACGGAAGGAACTACTAAGATAAGGATAGATGACACCCCTTATGCTTCAGGCGGTATTACAAGAGATGACGGCTGGTATTCAATACCTGTTACAATACCTTACAACTCGTTAGGGTAAATATCATTTTATATGATATAATAAGCGTATTAAAATTATAAGGCAAGGAAAACAGCATGGCAACTTTGGCTACTTCAACATCAGGCACAACAATAGCAGTTTCTGCTTCATTACCAGGAACTTATGACAGTACAGGCTTCGCAGCACTTACTTATACTGGCACAGGTGAGGTTACAGATATCGGAGAGTATGGAAAAGAGTACAATCTAATAACTCATAACCCTATTGGTGATCGTAAGACATACAAATTCAAAGGGAACTATAATAACGGTTCTTTGGCTCTTCAAATGGCTTCTGCACCTGCTGATGGAGGACAAGCAATTCTTATTACTGCACTTGATAGCGATACTTCTATTTCGGTTGAGATCACGCACCAAAACGGGGACATTGACTATTTCACAGGTAAGGTAATGAGTTACCGTGTTGCGGTTGCCGCTGAGTCTATTAAAACGGCTTCAGTAACTTTCGAGATTGATTCTGACATCGTAGCGGTATAATGGATATAGCATCTCTAAAGCCTCTTGAAGAGGTCG